TTCATGTCTTTCATGTCTTTCATGTCTTTCATGTCTTTCATGTCTTTCATGTCTTTCATACCCATTGGCTTAGCAGGTTTTTTAACTTTCCCACCACGCTTCATAGCAGGAGCACCAACACCTTGCCCTGCCATCATGGCTTTAAGGGCAGCTAACTTCTGGGGGTCAGCCATAAGCGCCTTCATCATGGCGGCTTTCTGGGTATCCATACCGCCAGCAGGAGCACTGGGCATCATGCCACCATTACCAAATTTCTTTTTACCTTTAGCATCTGCTTTCATGTAGTCTTCTCCGATTTTAGTAGGTACCCCAACGGTTTTAGCAAACTTGGGGTTGTGTGCCACGGCGGCCATAAACTTGTGCTGCTGCTTACTTTTACTAGGCATCAGCGTTTTTAACTATACATAACTGTAACAGCCACCAAATTTGTAAATGCACTGATGTACACATCTTCAGCGCGAATACCGTTATCTGGTAGGTTTAATGGGGTTGAATCAGAGGCGATTAAGTCTATATCAAGCAACGTTTCCCCCCCACTTCCATTTGTTATAGTAAGTCTACCGTTAGTGCCAGTAGTTAAGGCATGTATTGCCCGAATCCTAGCTGGACCTACAGAAATTGAACCTGTGCCTGTAACACGTTTAGCACGAACATCAGAACTAGCCATACACTACTCCTTTTTACCCTTTGAGGGTTTGTTCTTAGGTTCGGGCTTAGCGCTCACCGTGGCAGGGGTTACCCCAATGCCACGACGAAGCAACTCTTCTTTGCTTGGTTGTATGATTTTCATACCCTACCCCTTACGCTGCGGCGATTGTAGCGCCAGTATCCGACCGCTTCCAATCAGTGCCATTGGAGAAAGCCAGAATTGCAGCGCCTGCAGCGCCATCGGATACATAAATCAACGTGCCAGCTATGCTAGCTGCGGAAGGGGCGGTAGCGACTGTGTATGTAGGGACTTGAATGTCGCCTATAAAGCCGTTATTGGATGTTACTGGACCAGAAAAAGTGGTATTAGCCATTTTTGGATTCTCACATGCAAGTTAGGGTAAATCTGTCTGCATGTCGTCAGCCGGGCGCTGTCAGATTTACCGGGTTAGTCCCGTTACGAGTAATGTACCACGTAGTAATTTGTTACGCAAGCCCCGCTGCGCGCATAAAAAAGGCCCCGTTAGGGGCCTTCATTTACTACTAAGTTTTTGATTCTAAAGGCTTAAGCGCCCGGAGAACCAAAGATACCCAATGGATCACTCACACCGAATGAGTAACGCTCACGGGCCTTGTAACGGCTGTTACCTGTGTCGAAATCACCGTCCATACCTGTAGACATCTTGGTTCGTACAAAATGCTTCAGACCATTCGGGATATCGGTGGTCAAGAACCACGCGTTGGTATCCGTCAGGTAGTGGTTAACACCGTAGCCGCCGGGGATAACACCATTGCTAGCGATAGCGTTGATGTCATTGTCCGCAGTACCAACTCGCCCTTCAGTCTCCAGCAAGCGTGTAGCAACGAACTGCAGCGCAGAGGGGATAACGAGTTTCTTGGGCTTAGCTGCAATGAGCAAGCCGCGCTCATCAGTCCAACCGGAGATTTGGATAACAGCGGCTTCCAAAGAAGTTTCGTTAAGGTCCGCGGCAACAGTAGGACGGTTTGAGTTAGTGCCACCAGAAATCAGTGGGTGAGCTGTAGAACACAGTACCACACCATCACCGTAGGTAGCGCCAGAGAAAGCACCGTTAAGGATGGCAGCACCTTTGACCTGCTTGGTGTAAGCCATAGCCCGAGCCAAAGCCTTCGTATAACGTGCAGACAGGGAGTCGTACAGGTTATCCTCAATGGCCTCTTCCGTAATGGCAAAGCCCATAGCGATGGTTTCGTGAGTGTACCGTGCAGACCATGCTTCTTGCGCATTGTCATACTCGATAGCTGCGCCTTCATTCTTGACAGGAGCTGCAGAAAAGCCAGACAACTTGGTCTCTTCTTCAAAGGAGCGGTCAGAAGATTCAATTTCGTAAATCTCTTTATGCTCGTCAGGGTACTTGCCGTACTCCATACCAAACAGAGCGTTAAGCCCCGGCAAGAGTTCTTTAAGTAGTTGAGCGCGTGAAATAGCCATAATCGCTTACTCCTTATACGCCCGTAGCGTTGTTGTATTGGTGCATTCCGAAGTTGAACTTGACTATAAGTTCAACGTATGTGTCCGCTGCGGTAGCTGTTTCTGGTACAACGTCAATAACCCTGATGGGCAATGTATTAGTTGTAGCCGCGGAACTAGACAACACCGCGACTGCGGAGTTACCAGTAGCGGTGTTACCAGCGTTCTGTACGAGTGATACGTTGTTACCAACAACTGTACGACCAACACCAGCGATCACAGTAGTGCCAGAAACGACAGCTACTTTGAACAGTTGGTCAGGGTCATCACAGACAAAAGCAACAATATCACTAGCAACAGTACCAGTGGGGTAGTATTGACTGAACAGTTGGTAACCCAGTGCAGGGCTAGTGTATGAACAACCAAGAAAAACGCCAACAGGAGTAGCGGTGGTAGTACCAGTATCTTTAACGAGAGTGCCGTCAGTGGTCAGTTTTACAAGGTCACCATAAAACAGGTTGGCCGCGTATGCAGACGCAATGGGGAACTGTCGAGTAGCACCAGCAAATACCTGACCACCAATCAAATTGACTGGTTTTAGCCCGTACGGGGCTGAGACGGTAGGATAAGCCATAAAAAGCTCCTAAAAAGTTAAGTTCCTTTACCAAAAGAAACCGTTGATTTCCGCTCGTTAAACAGCGGCATTCGCGGGTCGTTTTCTCTCATGAGGTTGTTGTCTACTGAGCGGATTTGGGCGGAACTCTGTTGATTATAGTAATCATTTCGTTCTGCCACCATCTCAGCAGGGGCCTTACACAGCATCAACCCACCAATCACAACGTTATCCTTGAACCTTTCGTTCTCAATGGTAACCATAGTGATTTCAGGGTGGTCTTCTGCGCGTACGGGCTCCCAACCTTCACGGAGCTTTGACGAAACATTAGTGGCATCAGCGGCACCTTGGTTACTAACACGTATCCATCGGTATACATACCCAGCCTCAGCTTCTGGAGACGGCAATAACTCAGGCCGTTGCCATGCTTTTTTCCGGGTAGTACCCTCACGGGTATCGTTTTCACGTTTGATCCTGTTTTCAGCCATTTTTCTGTTTCCTCATGTCATCTGCAACCTGTTTGGCGTACACTTCTATCGGAATACCCATACGTTTGGCCAGTGCTACTTGTGTGCGGGTCAACCTAACTTTCTTAGGTGCCGTACTCCGTGTTGCTGTCCCTACGACCTGCGACCTTCGTGCCGCTGGCTGGGCTCCCCCCGATTCCCCATCGAAACTCTCTGGGAATAACTTCCGCATACGGGCGTTTATAGCCTCGTAGTAATCTTCGCTTTGGGGATCAACCCCTTGTTTTACTAGCTTGCTATGCAACCCTAGCGCATAGCTGGTCATTTCATCGTCTGTACCAAACCACGTGTTATCCGCGGCCCACTGAGCAGCTTTTGGGTCTGCCATGGCGGGAGTATTGGTGTTCTCAGAAGCCATTGTTACAGGTTTAGGTGCCTCCTGTAAAGATGGTATACGAATATTGTTTAATCTTTCTGTTTTGAGTCGAGTGTTTGTTAGTTCCTCTTGCGCTGCTAACACACCATCACTATCACCAGCCTCGTACGCTTCTTTGTACGCTTTCTTGGCTTTCTCAAGGTCTGCGGTAAGTACCCGTTTAGCCTGTTCAAGCAACGCAGTCTGGTTTTTACCTACTGTATTCTGCAGGTTCAGGTTGTCTTCAGAGAGTTTTTTGGCGTATGCCTCCAACTCTTGTCGCTCTCTAAGGGCTTGTTCTTTAGCCCTTCGCTCATCGTGGTACCCCTTACTAAAGTGCTGGATGCGCTTACGGACTTTCTCAGAGTAGTCTTCCAACTCTTCATCGGTCACATCCGCTGGGGGTTCTGAAGCCTTGCGGTTGCGGTCAGCAGGGGGCGTATCGTCCACGATCTCAATTTCAATATCACTATTCGCCGTTTTTCTACCAAGCTCTAAAGCACTTGACGGATTTATCTCTATATCTTGCTCTTGATCTTCGTCGCCATCGGGCAACTCATACTCTACTTTCTGGAATGCCATACCTTACTCCTACGCTCGTGTTATGCCACGGGGGTCTGCGACAACTGCTTCAATAGAGTCATCGTTCATTAGTCGATACTCCACACCTTCAATCTTAAACCTTGTACCTGTGTTGGCGCGGAACATCACATAGTCCCCAACCTTGCACCATGGGCCGTCAGGGAACCGTTCTGTGTCTGTGTAGGCTTGGCCCCCCATATCAATAACAAGGCCGATTGTAGACAGCACATGTTCTGCCTGTTTGGTGGTATTAGCTTTAAGAACCAAGGAGTTATCAAATGTCTCTGGAACTTGTGGGAGGGCAATAAGCACTCTATACCCAACAGGTACAGGCAGTTGGGATTCAAACTGGTCGTCAACTACTGGTTTAACTGCTTCAATCATCTTCATGGTCATGCTCCGTATATCTACGCGACAGGTCTTCTATGGTACGTAAGCCAGATTCGAGACCCCGAATCAATCCGACTACTTCCCTGTAAGCAGCGAAGTCACTAGCTGCCCCACCTACAAGGAAATCCACTGCAGAGGCACGTTCAGCCTCGATATTTTTCTTCAGCACGTCAAAGACGGTTATTGCCATTACCTGTTCCTGTTATTTGGAAAGTTTTGTCCTGTAGCCCGGGTTTGCGCTGCTTGAATTGCTTGCTGTTTGGCGAGCGCCATTTGGTCCCCTGCTTCCTTTGCGTCCAACATCAACCGCTGCCTAGCAATCTCCGCGTCTGCCGCGTCCTTAGCTGCCTTACGTTGCTGCTCCTGCCCTTCCAGCGCCAGCTTAGCCTCTGCAATCTGAGCGTCTGTGCGGTCTTTATCCGCTTTGCGTTTAGCCTCAGCCTCTTTAACTTGCTGGTCACGTTGTTGCAACTGCATAACAGGGTCTTGGGCTTTTTGTTCCGCTTGCTTTGCTTGAGCTTGCTGTTTATTAGCCGCGGTGTTTTGCGTAGCCGCATCTGCCATAAGTTTGGACAAAGTGACTTCTATACCTTCTGGCAGGGGCTCGTTGGGTGGAGGCAGAGTAACCCCTAACTTCTGTTCAATCTCTTTGCGATACTTGAACGCTAAATGCTCTGCGATGTGGGCCTGTAACGCTGCCATCATCTGCTGTGCCATGGGGTTTTGGCCAATAGTCTGCGCCACCATAGGGTCTTGCATAAACGTGGTATGGACAGCAATGTGGGCATCAGCATCTTGGTGTAGGAACGCTCTCACGGGCTTACCAGTAAGTATGTTCATGTTTTCGCTAATGGGGTCTACTGGCAACTCATCCCCCTCTATTGGAATAATCTTGTCTGAGTTTTTAATGCCAATGACCTCAAGCATCTGCCGATGCAGGATGCGCAGGTCGTATATCTGTGGGGCGTCCTTAGCCATCTGTAACGCGGCTTGGTACTGTACTACCCGCTGGGCCATGGTGGAGCTGTTCGGGTCGCTTACTGGGATAACATCGACCATGGCATAATCAGACTGCCGGGCGGTTACTGCACCCCGAGTGGGCTTATAGCTGTACTCCATCGGCGCGTATTCAGCGATTATCTCTTTAAGCAGTTTGAACTCCTGCTTCATCGCGTAATGCACCCGAGCCTGTACCGCAGCCATAGGCTTAAGCGTGCGCTCCAACAACGCCAACGTAGTCCCTACTGGCGCATTAGCAGACATATCGCTGATGTTCATATCACTGATCGCACCAAGGCGGCGACCTTCTGTTGTGATCTGGTTTAGCAGGGCCAGCAGGGTCTGGCTAGGTTCTTTGTATGGCAGGGGCATGATATTGTCCCGGATGCTGCCACTTGGCACATCCACATCCTTCCACTCACCCGGCTCGATGGGGGTATCATCCCCTTTTATGCGTAACCCACGTGACTTAAGGCCCCCGGGCAGGTTTGATAAGGTGCCAGCGTCTACCAACTGACGTATCAAGGATGTCCCTGCCCGGGCATAGCCTCCAATAATATGGATAAGTCCCAACCCGTAGAACCCAAACCCGGGTACGTACACGTAGTGCACAAAGTGTTGGCGCTTTAACTCTAGTACGTCCCCATCCTCCCAGTTGCGGCGGATAGCTAACACCTTACTGGTGCCACGCTCAATAGTAACGATGTACGGTCGGGCTAACTCTTGCTTGTCATAATCCTCGTCATCGTCTTCTTCATCGTCATCACTGCTACCAAACCCATCAATAACGAGGTCTGCGTGCACTTCGTACAAGGCGTAGCGGTCGTCCTCAGTAATACTGTACCCGTCTTCCTCTGCCTTGCGCTCTTCGATGTCCGTGTGAAACGGCTCAGGATCACCTAGCTCAATGTCCCTGTAGAACCCCTTAGCCTGCAGCTTGGCCATCTCATTCTGAGTCTTACGCATGACGTGGGTAACACGCTCAGCACTGTTGATGTGCGACGCACCATAAGGCACGATGATGTCTTCCGCGGGTATGTAGATGGCTACTTGCCTACCAATCGCCGGGTCGTAATACACTTTTTTAAACGCAGACCCAGCTAAACCAAGGCTGTACAACATGCGCTCATGCTCTGGGCGATACTCAACCATGACCTCAGTCAGCTCATAGTTCATGTCTGCCTTAACACGTTCTGCCGCGTCTTGCTTATCTTTAGTCTCTTCCCCAAGCACCTTAACTCGCACAGGACCCGCGGCGGGGAACGTCTCACTCATGGTCTCAGCTTGGAACCGTATAGCCGCTTCAGCTAACACTGTAGAGTGCACGCCACAGGCACCTTGCCATGGTGTGGACCGTTCCTCATACTTCATGCCAAGCACGTCCATCCCCTTGGCAAAGGTATCCGCCCAGTCTTTGCGGCTTTCTATGTCAGCTTCAACTAACCCTATGAGCTCTGTAGCCAGCTCATCCAGCTCGCTATCACCCATGTAGTCAGCAAGGTTATCTCCAAAGGCCATCAGGGCCTTATCCATGGCGGCTTCCCCGAACGACACCTCCACACCCCCGTCGTCCAACTCCACTACTACCGGGGCTTCTTCCGTAGCAATAGTGATGTCAAGCATGGTGGTGCTTTCTTCGTCATCCTCGTCCAGCATGCCAAGCGGGGCGGAGTTATAACTCTTGTCAATGGCCATGTGGTAATCTCTTAGTAGTAGCTAGCCCCACGACTAGACTTGAAGTGCCTTACTTCCTCAACCTCGTCAGTAGGCAGGCGGATAAACCCACCTTGACGGAACCGGGTAAGCGCCATGGTAGTTGAGTCAACAAGGTCGTCGTGCCCTGCAAAGGGAAACCCTGCAACCTCCTCTACCACTTCTTCCGCCCAACGTGTTTCAGGAACCCATACTATACCAGACGCTATTATATCAGCAACAGCATTAAGCCGTGCTAGTTTATCACCTGTACCCCTATGGGGTGTGAATTCCTGCACAGGGAGCCCCATGCGACGCATTTCTTGGTAGAGGGCAACCCCGGAGCTTTTCTTCTCCACAATAAACGCATCTGGCTCCCAGTACGCATACTCTGCCAATGCCATAGCCTTAAGCTCAGGAAACTCCAGCCGCTTCTTGATGCTATTAAGCAGGATAATGTTGTAGGCATCTGCCTCATCGTAGAAGAACACACCCCACGTCGTTAATGCAGTGAAGTCGTTCCGGGTCTTGGTCTCCGCGGCACTGTCCAGTGACATGATGAGGTACTCGCACTTCGGTGGGTCTTCCTTCCGCCATATCTGCCACCACTCTCGCTTGACGATAGCGGCTTCTTCCGATGTCGGTTGCTGCTGGTACTGGGCATTCCACTGAAACACCGGCATGGACGCTTTAGTCCGCAGGAGAGCCTCAAGGTCAAAGAACTCTGGCCACAGGGGCTTCTCGTAGATAACCCCTTCGCTATCCTCAACCTCAAGTATGGCAGGGAACTCCACTACCTCATACTGGTCCGCCCGGGCGTTCTGCCCCATGTCCTGCACAACTCGCCCAGTTAAATCTGACAAATGCCATCGAGTTTGGATGATGGCTACACGTCCCTGTGGCATGAGTCGGGTACGAGCACCGAAAGTAAACCACTGGTAGGCTTTCTCAAACACTGAGAAGTTACCATTAATGACATCCTGCTCTGAATGGGGGTCATCAATAAGCAGGAGATCAGCACCACGGCCAGCAATACTGGACCCTATACCACAAGCGTAGAACTCTCCCCCAACGCTGGTGTTCCAGCGCCCCGCAGATTTAGAGTCTACTGCAAGGCGCGTGCCCGGGAACACTGCCATATAGTCCGCATCAGTCAGCAAGTTACGCACCTTACGACCAAAGTCTACTGCCAAATCAGTAGTGTGGGACACCATCATGACCTTCTTATCCGGGTTGCGCCCTAGGAACCATGCAGGGAAGAACGTGGACACAAGCATACTCTTGCCGTGCCTAGGTGGTATGTTGACGCAGATACGGTCTTTCTCCCCACGCTCGATAGCCATCAGCATGTTAGCCAGTATTCGATGGTGTTTCCCCACAATGTACGTGGGGTCTATCATTAGGCAAAAGGCAATCAGGTCATCCCGGGCAGCTTGGTTCTTTTTCCTAGCAGCTAGCTCATCAACAAGGGCTTCAATCTCCAACACCTCATCATCTGAGAAGCTGTCAATGTTTGCCAGCATGTCATCGAGTTCATCAGCCGTGAAAAGGGCACCAGAAATCATGTAGCAAGCCCAAACAATCTATCCACATCTGCATCGGAGTCATTAATAATCACAGCATCCTCCGCAATTTCATCGTTTAATTGCAGGCTACCTAATTTATTGCGTAGCCGTGACCGGATATCCTCACTCGTTTTGTTCCGTATGGTAACTTCTGACTTTTCAGCAAATAGCCCTACGTCACTAATCTTACCGAGCAGCTCAAGGGCACGCAGGCGTATTCGTGGGTCCGCGTTTTCTGACTCCAGTAACAGCTTATTGGTTACTAGGTTACGTATCGTAGTTGCACTTTCAGCGACGTTATGTCCGAATTCGTTCAGAATCTGGTCTACGAGGATTAAGGCAGCAGGGCGGACATGGTTAAGTCTGTTATCTGTTAACTTCTTAGTGGTAGTAGACGAGTCCATAGCGGTGGCAAACGCCAGTCCGGCAGCCTCATCCCGTACACCAACGTCAACATGCAGGTTTAAGCCATGTTCAGTGAGCAGTAGCGCAGCATTACATGCAGCTTCCGCCCGGGTACGTAGTTCTACGTAGGGCACATCACGGCTATAGGGCACACCTATTATTGGCACAATATGTAGCATATTCACACGTTCGCAGGTTTAACACCAGAACACGTAATTTACACAATATAAAATTTTTTAGCTAGCCAATTAAACATTGACGGGGGGGTTCCTGTGTGAGCAGGGGGTGGGGTTGTGAGTATTCTTTATTCTTTGTGCAGTGCAACATTTAAGGGCATGGGAGGGGGCAGGTCGCAAACGCTGTGGTGCAGATTAATTTGCGCAAAATAGTAATATATAGCAGCCACTACCATCGCCACAGAAAGTGGGGCATACCCCGTGGGTAGGGGTCGCGTCCGCCAGCATCGCCCACCAGACCGCGCCAGACCGTGTCACACCACACCAGACCGAATCATTTAGTTAAACAATTGTTTAAGTAATGCCACCAAAATTGACAATACTCAAAACTATGAGACAATATGTCCAGTCGAGCAATTCCTGTTCGGCACAATTAGAGAGCAACATTATGACTATCAAAGCAAACGCAAACGCAAACGCAGTGATCAAATCCGCCGTCGCCACTATCATTAAGGCGGACGGTTCGATTGCAAAAGCCATCGAGTCTTTAGCTAGGGCAGGGTTTACATATGCCTACTGTTCGCAGCCACCGAAAGGCTGCAATGATGCATCACATAAAGCGCAATACCTTGCGCTAATGACAGGCCTGCATGCAGCCCTCGCGAAGGGTGAGACTGTGAAAGCGCTTAAGATTGAAAAGAAAAGCCGAACACCCGCGCAAGTCGAGCTGGTGACCGCCCTTAACCAATTGTGCGGAACATATAAATTCCGCATCAAGGAAGGGCTGCGTCTTTTGGAAGGTATCCCCAAACCTGTCAAGGTAACAGGCGCGAAAGCGCCAGCCAATGAAGGTATCAAGGCGGCGGGTGAGCCGGACAAATCGAAAGACAAACGGCAGTCTTTCATTGTCCTTGCGGACAATACTTATGGG